TAGCAGATTTTTTCCCTGAAGTACCGGCGGTGTATGAAATTCCAGTGCCAGGGATGCCAAGCGTTGTTTTTACGCCTCTACTGCTGATATTTGTGGTACAGCCGCTTTTACCGATTGATGTGCTTACGCCGCTTTTGCTGATATTTATAGCGAGTCCGGGAGCAATTCGGATTCGTTTGCGAAATCTAAACCCCATTGGAAACTCCTTTAATTAAAGATGCGATGGGGCAGGGCCGCTCTGTGGCAGCTTATAACTCCATGTTAGATTTTGACATATCAAAGGGTGTCTTAGCTAATCTTAGTTGATTGAAAAGCGAGCAGTTGATTTGAATGGCGCGCAATATTACAGCAATCTATTAAGAAGCACATTGTCATCTGGGCTCTTAAATTTGTCGCTGTGGTGCTACACCTTCCGAATGAGTTCATGCAGAACCGACTAACAACCAAGCCCAGTCCGGGGCTTTCAACCACCCCAAGCCTCGCTAATGCGGGGCTTTTTTATGGAGCAAACATGGCAGTCGAAACCTACAGCTGGCGCTCGCAGCTCGGCGCTGGCCCTGTTGAATACAGCCAGACGGTGCGTGCGGCGCAGTTTGGCGATGGCTATGAGCAGGTTGCCGAGAACGGCATCAACTCCACCGCGATCCAGGTGCCGATGAAACATACCGGCACTGAGACAGAGGTAAACGCAGTGCGCGATTTCCTTCTGGCTCATACCGTGAAGGCCTTCATCATTACGCCGCCGGGCGAAGAGAAGGGAATGTATCGCGTTGTCGCCGACTCTGTTCGCAAAAACCAGATCAGCAGCAAATTCGCAGAGCTGACGTTCACTATTAAACGGGCCTACGGGGTATACGCATAATGGCACTTGTTGATCAGGCGGCGAAGCTGGCGCCAGGTGGCAGGGTCCGCCTGGTCGAAGTGGATGCCTCAGAGTTCAGCGGCGGGATCCACCGCTTTCACTACAGCCCGTTTCCCCATTCACCTGCCGAGATAGACGCGGCGAACGGCGACGAGGCCAGGCTGGGGCCGAAGCCCATCATCTGGGATGGCAACGCCTACGAGTTCTGGCCCTTCCAGATTGCCGACCTGGCGCTTTCAACGGATCAGGCCGCCGAGCCAAAGCTCAGCGTGTCTAACCTCGACGGCCATATCACTGCGCTGTGTCTCCAGTTTAAAGACATGGTGAATGCAAAGGTAAGCATCATTGACACCTACGCGGTTTACCTGGATGCGGTGAACTTCCCGGGCGGTGTTAATCCGACAGCAGACCCGACGATGTTCTCCCTACAGACCTTCTGGCTGGACACCAAAACCTCTGAAGATGACGAGATGGTGTCCTGGTCGCTCAGTAGCCCGGCAGACCTGCAGAACCTGGTTATACCCACCCGGCAGATCACTTCTCTCTGCGAATGGGCACTGCGCGGACAATACCGCAGCGGTGACGGCTGCACCTACAACGGCACGGCATATTTCGATGCGAAGGGTAATGCGGTAGCTGACCCGGCGTTTGATGTATGCGGGGGTTGCCTCAGTGACTGCCGCAAGCGTTTCGGCGCCGGGCTGGCAGAACCGAACACTGCCGTTCTTGATTTCGGCGGCTACCCGGCGACAGTTCTCTTCACCCGATAACCGGATATACCCATGAACAAAATCATTATGACGGCGATCCGGGCGCATGCGCTGGAGGAATCCCCACGCGAGTGCTGCGGCTTCGTCATTCAGTCAGGACGGCGCCAGCGCTACATCCCGGTGCCGAACAGCCACGAAAACCCGACCGAGCATTTCAGAATCGATGGTCTGCACTGGGCGAACGCCGAGGACGCAGGAACCATTATCCGCGTCATTCACTCCCACCCGGGCGATGGCGCACGACCTATTCCGTCTGACCTCGATCGCCAGCAGTGCAATAACTCTGGTGTGGTCTGGGGGATTTACGCGCCGGACTGCGATGAATACGCAGAGATAACACCAGACGCCATCCCGCTGATTGGCCGGCCGTTCCTCCTTGGCTCGCACGACTGCTGGGGGCTGGTCATGGACTGGCACGCCATACAGGGCGTCACGCTGAACGATTTCCGCGTGGATTATCCGTGGTGGGAAAGCCAGTACCCGGACAACCTCTATTTCGATAACTGGGAACGTGAGGGATTCGTCGAATGCGACCCCGCGCCCGGTTGCATGGTCATCATGCAGGTCGAGTCGGACAAGTGGAACCACGCGGGGATCATCACCGAAGAGGGCGAGCTGCTGCACCACCTGTACGGCCAGCCATCCTGCATCACACCTTATGCCCGTGGATATTTTAAAGACCGGACGATGATCTGCGTGCGGCACAAAGACTTGCCGCAGGAGATTAAGCCATGGCGCGCTTAACCACGATTCGATTGTATGGCGCGCTGGGTGCCCGGTTTGGCCGCGTTCATCGACTGGCGGTGCAGACGTCAGCGGAAGCGGTAAAGGCGCTGTGCATCAACCTGGACGGGCTGGAAAGCTTTCTCATGAATGCCCAAAAAAACGGTATGACCTTCGCGGTGTTTCGCGGCAAGCGAAACATCGGCGAACAGGATTTCAAGGAGCTGGGTGGCGACAGTGATATCCGCATCGCGCCTGTGCTTGAAGGGGCGAAAAAGGCAGGTTTATTCCAGACGATCCTTGGCGCAGTGATGGTGGTGGCGGGCATCGTAGTGTCTGGCCTCTCTGCTGGCTGGGCCAGTCCGGTCGGTGGCGCCATGATTTCTGCTGGTATCGGCATGGCTGCGGGCGGTATCTACCAGATGCTCTCGCCGCAGCCCAAAGGCCTTCAGGGGCGTGATGACCCCGACAATAAGCCCAGCTATGCCTTCGGCGGCGCAGTGAACACCCTGGCGATGGGCAACCCGGTCGCGCTGCTGTATGGCGAGCGCGAAATTGGCGGCGCCATAATCAGTGCGGGGATCGTGGCCGAGGACATCTGAGAATTTCTTACTCTTCAATTAGCACCCAATCGGGTGCTTTTTTATGGATGCAATATGGCAACGATTACTGGTGCAAAAGGCGGCAGTCAGAAGCAGCACACGCCTGTTGAACAACCCGATTCCGCGCAGTCGATGGCGCGCTGCCGTATGCTGCTGGCGCTCGGTGAAGGCGAGTTCGCTGGTGGACTGGATGCTACCCGGATCTTCCTTGACGGCACGCCGCTGGGCAACGCCGACGGCTCGATGAACTTCGAGAATGTCTCCTGGGACTTTCGTCCGGGCACACAGACGCAGTCGCCGATCCCCGGGTTCCCAGCCGTGGAGAACGAGACCAGCATTGGCGTGTCGCTGACGAAGGTCACTCCCTGGACCCGTGCCATCAGTAATACCCAGATTGACGCAGTGCTGGTGCGTATCGGCATTACCGGTCTGCAGCAGCAGGAGAATGATGGCGATATCGTCGGCACTTCCGTCACCTATCACATCGATGTGGCGGTAGATGGCGGGGCATACAGCACTGTGCTCACCAAAACCGTAACGGAAAAGCTCAGTTCTCTGTACGAGCTGACCCACCGCATCAATCTGCCCAAGGCTAACACCGGCTGGCAAATCCGCGTGGTACGCGATACCGCAGACAGCACCAGCCAGATGCTACAGAACAAGACACAGGTACAGGCAATCACGGAGGTGATCGACGCGCGCCTGCGCTATCCGCATACCGCGCTGCTGTATGTGGCGTTCAACGCAAAATCCTTCAACAACATCCCGAAGATATCCTGCAAGCCGAAAGGGCGGATTATCCGCATCCCGCAGAACTATGATCCGGTTGGCCGGGTTTATAACGGCACCTGGGACGGGACATTCAAATGGGGCTGGTCGAATAACCCGGCATGGATCTGGTTCGATGTACTCACGGAGCCGCGCTTTGGCCTGGGTCGTCGGGTAACGGCAGCCATGCTGGATAAGTGGGAGTTGTACCGCATAGCCCAGCGCTGTGACCAGAAGGTGCCCGATGGTAAGGGCGGCACCGGTACCGAGCCGCGCTTCCTGTTTGACGTCTATATCCAGTCGCAGGCCGATGCCTGGCAGGTGATAAAGGATATCGCCGCTGGCTTCAACGGTATGACGTTCTGGGGCAACAACATGTTCAATGTTGTCTCGGACATGCCGGCGGACACGACGAAGCTGCAGATCCTCACTCGCGCCTCGGTCGTCGGAAAGCCGAACTATTCCAGCGGCAGCGAGAAGAACCGCTACAGTTCTGCGCTAATTAACTTCAGCGACCCGGATAACCACTACCAGGATCGCACCACTGCGGTGATGTTTCCTGACCTGGTCAAGCAGTTCAAATTCAAGCAGACGCAGTTGACTGCCATTGGCTGTACGCGTGAGAGTGAGGCGCAGCGTCGCGGCGGCTGGGCGGTGTACTCCAACTATCTCGATCGCCTGATCACGCTGCAAACCGGGCTGGATGGCTTTGCCTATGTTCCCGGCACCGTGTTCGCTTTTGCGGATGAGCGCTTTTCCGGGCGAGTGTATGGTGGGCGAGTTGTAAGCTACGACGCCGGGCTTAAAGCCGTTACAACCGATCGCGGGACCAGCGCCGTCCCGGGCGATACGCTGATGATCCGCACCCAGGGCGGCATTGTGGAAAACCGGGTCATTCAGGCGGTCAACGGCATGCAGTTAATCGTGGCCACGGCGTTTTCCTCTGCGCCAGCGCCAGATGCCGTTTTCGTTATCGATGCCGGACAGCTGCGCCTGCAGTATTTCCGTGTGATGAACCTGACATTCAACGACGAGGAGAACACCTACACCATTACTGGTGCGGAATACAACGCCTCGAAATATGACGCTGTCGATAACAATGCGCGCCTGGACATCCCGCCAGTCAGCCTGATTCCTACAGGTGTTGTCTCTCAGCCCGGAAACGTCGTGGTATCGAGTTACGACTCGGTGCGACAGGGGCAGCGCATTGCCACGCTGACGGCCTCCTGGGATGCTCCGCTGGATAAAGCCGGGAAACCTCAGGCAGACGTGATCGCCTACCAGGCACAGTGGCGACGGGGTGACAGTGAGTGGGTTAACGTACCGCAAACCGGGCTGCGCAATATCGAAGTGCCGGGGATCTACGAAGGTGATTACCTGGTGCGTGTCAGGGCGATTAACGCTGGCGGCGCATCCAGCCTGTGGGCCACCTCAGTGCTGACGCATCTCAAGGGCCGGGCCGGTGATGTGCCAAAGCCCGCCAATTTCCGTACCACGCCGTTGCTCTGGGGCGTGCAGCTGGACTGGGATTTCCCGGCTGGTACCGGCGATACCTTACAGACGGAGATCCAGTATTCCACTGCATCGACCGGCACAAATCCGCTTCTGCTGGCCGGGGTACCCTATCCGCAGCATGTTTATCAGCAACTGGGCCTGAAAGCCGGGGTGGGATTCTGGTACCGTGCGCGGCTTGTCGATCGCACCGGCAATAAGTCAGCATGGACTGATTTCATTCAGGGCAGCAGCAGCTCGGTTGCAGCTGATTACCTGGTGGATATCGACAGCCAGATCAAACAGACAGACGCGTATAAGGAACTCACCGCGGATATCGCCGATCTCAGCGACGATATTCAGTCAGCGCGCGACGACATCAGCAAAGTTACGACAGAGTCGGCGGCAACCAAAGCAGGCCTGGCACAGGAGGTCACGGACCGTAAGAAAGCCATCTCCGATGAAGCGGCAGCACGTGGCCAGGCGCTGCTGACCGAGAAGAACGCGCGCGTCGCGGATATCAGCAACGTCAATCAGACGATACAGACCACCTCTGACTCGCTGGCGCAGCAGATCGCGCAGATTTCGGCGGCTGCCGGCTCGCCCTTCCCCCCCGCCGAAAACTTGTGTTACGCAGCTGCCGGGGAGGGGGGGGGCGGGGGAGGGAAAC